AATGTAGCAACTGTTATAACTTCAGTTCCTTCAAACTTAGCTCTACCTATAATTTGTAATAAAGCTTGAGCTTCTTCTTTCGTAATCATTATACCCCTTGTATTAGTTGGTTTTTTTCAGATAAATGTATATGCAAAGCTTCAAACTTACTAAGTGTAGCTGTTGCTTGTTTAAATTCACTCCCCATTATTTGAGTTCTATTAAATAATGCAAGGATGAATCCTGTATCTTTTATATTTAACACGATCTTTGATGGATCCTGTTTATTAGATTTCTCTATCATATTCTTTCTTATTTATTATTATACATAAAAGTAAAGGTTACTATTATAAGCGGCTATTGCTGTGCCACCTCCCAATGGGGAAGCAGGTAAAGTAGCTATTGTATCCATAGAGAAATATTCAGCTCCTACAGGTCTCTTATCACCAGAAGCATTTTCTTGATAAGCAACTGTAGATGTAGCATTAGCCTCATCTGTTAGTAGTCCTGTAAACTCAAAGTATCCTCCTTCATGACTTATAATCTTACCACCCTTAGATTCACTCCCAGAAGTTCCACCTTGATCGTAACCAAACACAATTGCACCAGTCCCTGATTGAGAGAAGTTTGCATTATTTGAGGAAGAAGCATTTAGATTAATAAAGCTATCATCTGTAGAAAAGTTAGTTGTTGCTACTATAGTTGCACCACCATCAATAAAGCATGAATCAGAAAAAACTACCTGGTCCTTTTCAGGTTCACTTTCATAAATTACTTCAGGATCGGCAACAGTAGCTGTAAATGATTGTCTGTTATCATCATCATCTAAATCCCAACTTGCATTAGTTGTTGTGATATATATATTATCAGTAGCATCAGCAGCAATAACAAGATCTGAAGTACTTGCAGTATTATTATTAGAATCAGAAAAATAAAACGCTGCTACACCACCATCATCTAACGCTAAATACATTAACCCATCATTATTATTTAATGTGATAGATGAACCAGAACTATTAGTAACAGTAATGTAATCTGTACCATCAAACGCTACACTTGTACTCATTGAAGACCCAGTTACTGTTAATCCATTATTATCCGTACCAGCAGCATTTATACTTAATGCTCCATTACCAAATGTAGCTGAATTACCTGTATGACTTAAATCACCACTTATAACTAAATTTGCTGCATCTAAGTTAGTAAAAGCACCCATATCAATAGGTGTTTGAGTATTAGATGTCCAATTATCATTTGTCGTATAACCAATATTTGTCCCAACTATATAACCAGTATTAACACCAGAAGCACCAGAAGCACCAGTAATATTTGTAGTAGCTAAAGTTGAAACTCCAGTAACACCTAAAGTTCCACCTACAGTAGCATTAGTACCTATAACAACTGTTCCAGCAGTCATTGTTGTTGTGTTAGTTCCTGAACTAATAGTAAGTGCATTACTACCAGAAGTATCTATTGTACTTGCAGCACCATTAACAGCAGCAAAAGATAATGTTGTAGCACCAACACCTAATGGTTGTTCACTATCACCAATACTTTCCGTATATACATTTGCAAATCTACCAGATGATGAACCAAGATTATGCGTAGAATCTATACCAGGAATTATATTACCACCAGTTGTAATACCACCACTATGTACACTTCCCACGTCAAAAGTAGCAATACCAGCAACACCCAGTGTACCAACTACACTTGCTTCAGCAGTTACAGATAAACTCTTTAAAGTAGCAAGATCAGTAGTATTAAATGTTCCAGCAACTGTAGCTGAATCTACAGTAGCTGAAATAGGTGAGTCCATTACAGAATAACTGGCATTATCGCCCACAACAAGGGTTGTAGCCATCGGTACTACACCATTTGTTAATTCAGTAGCTGTTCCATCGGCTATCTCACCAACAATTACATTACTTGGTGCGCCTTTACCCCAACCTACATTACCCGAAGCATCAACTCTAAGAACTGCTGGTTCTGTCGTGCCATCTATGCTTAAATTATTTAATAAAGTAGTTAAATCTGCTGGTTTAGTAACCTTCGAGCCATCAGCAGCTCCATAATCTATTGCTACTGGAGATAAATCATCCCAAGTATGCTGTTTGTTTGATAGCGCATCTGAATCTGCTGTTATTCCACTATTCGTTAATAATACTTTTTTCCAACCTGCCATAAATTACTCCTATGATATTCCTGATATTTTTTCCGATGAAATTGTAGATAAATCTGTTGCTCTGTCAGCTAAGGCATTTGCAGTATCGGAACCTGCTAAATAATTTAACTTTTTTATCTTGCATAACTTTTCTGCAAGCTTTATTGTCGATGCTTCTTCTACGCTTTCAGCGTCTCCTGAAGTAGCAAAGGTATATACATGTCCACCCATAACTACATGAGGTACAGTAGTCCCAATTCCATTTACAAACCAATTCTTTTTAGTCTTCATCTGTGTTAACCACTTAGTAGGATATACATTTAATCCATAAGTAGAAGCACTACCAGCAGCTATTAAAATAGCAGTCTTGGTAACATCTGAAGCTGAAGATAAATCATTATTCAATATATCATTCCATGCTGATCTAACTAAAGAATGAGCATCCATTTTTAAATCATCGTCATGTAAAGATATATCAGGCATATTACCATCAGTACTTTTAATAAGTTCTTCTATTTGATATTTAATATTTGATTGTAAACTATTAGAAACCTTCTTTAAATGCATATTTAAATTCAGAACTTCTGGAGTAGCTGCTGCAACAACATTATCTGTAGAATCGTAAGTCTTTAACCTAATATATTTAGTATTTTTATATAATTCAACTACATCTTTTAAGGTACCTTGCGCACTTGTAGTTGTATAAGAAGACACATCTACCCATGTAGAGTTATCTTTTGACTTTTGAAGCTTAATAACTTCTCCACCTGAAGAATCAAATTCTGAAAAATCTGCCTGTAAATAAATTTTTGAAGTCTGTAAATCTGCTGCTTGAGTTCCATCAGGAGCTGTATAAGCTTTTGGGAGTCTATATTGTATATTATAAGCCATTAAACACTCGCATATAAATCATCATTATAAAAAATAAGACCATTTGCACTCATTGTAGGTAGTTCAGTTGCTTCATTCATTCCAATTGCTCCATTACTATATACTGTAAAATAATCTTGACCATTGATGTCTTTAACTGTAAAAACAGAAGAATCCGTTACATCCAATGATGTAAAAGTTACTGCACCCATACTATCAAAAGAAAGTAAATTATTTTCATTAAATGTAAAATCTAATGTATTCTGTATTTGATTATTACTAATACCATAATCTAATGCATCACCAAAGTATAATGAATTACCATCATTAATCACTCCTGCTGCACCAGTTACTACAAAGTTATTTGAAACATCCTCTGTGAAAGTACCTGTTAAATTAGGTGTTATATTATCATAATTAAAATTTTGCGTATTCGTTTGATCGTTTGTAAATCCCATTACATATCCACCTGTTTTATTTGAGTAGCCATCTTATTATTGCTTCTTGCATACTTCTTTCCCTCTCTAACGACCTTTTCGTATTCCATGTCAAAATATGAAGCTAATTCAATATTTAGGTTCCTGGGATCCTTATAACCCATAGAAATAACCTTATAAGCTAATGCTTCATGGAATTGTAAAGGCATAGTATTTTGATAATCTAAGTTATCTCCATAATGATCTGCAAGTCCAATACCAAAAATACGAATTAAAAGACCATCAGTAGTCGGTGAAACCCACTTACCATTATCTTTCTTTAGTATTCCTACTTGTCCTCGTTCTAACTTATATCCGTAATCAGTCAATGTCAGTCTCCTCTATAGGTCCAATTATAGCTGGAATCATCTTACCATTCAAATCAACCCTCTTTACTCTCAAGACTTCAAATCCTAAATTATAATATCTTTGACCTGAAACAGTAGAATCTGTCCATGAAGTATCTATTATATCTGTTTTTGAACAAAAGTCATCTGAAGCTCTATTCAAAAGTTTTCGAGCTTCTACATCTCTTAAATGAGGATGATGTTGTTGGATAAGTTCTATAAGTTCTCTTTGCTTCAATTAACCAAACCTTGCCATATATTTTTCTTTTAAAAATGTAAGTTGACCTATTAACCATTGATAGACTGTATTATCCTTTGCTGTCTTTTGATTAATCTTTGCGATTATAGGCTGAATAGTTTGTATATAATTACTTGCCATACCAACCTTAGAAGTTACATCTGATAAATACGCACCTGCTATTGCTAAATTAGATTGAACACCTGAAAGGACTGTACTTGCCATTTCAACTTCGTCTTCTTCAACTAATTTTTCAAATCCAAATTCATCTGAATCACCCTGCCAATCGTCAAGATACTGTTTAGCTTTATTTAACGCTGAAAATGCTTCATTTATAGATAAAGTATCAGTATCAGCTAATTCATCAGAAAACTTATCAACAAATGAAGTTATATAATCCTGTATTGATTCTATATCAGTATCAATACTATTACCATCAGCCGTATATGCAGTATTCATTGCTAACATCTTAGCATAGATTAAATTTATAGCAACATAATAAGTTAAATAAGGATAATTAAACTCTGGAAAATTAGTTACTGACACCGAAGAACCACTAACATCTCCAAATACAACAGCATTAACTTCAAGAGTATTAGTAGAAGTATTAGATTCAGGAATAGTTTTTATAACACCAGTCTCTTTATAATAAACAGGAGAAGTATCTGTAGCATTATATATGCTATTTGTATTACCAGCCTTATGCTTCAAAGTTAAAGGTATCTCCTTAACTTCATGCATATCTGTTCCATCACTTCTAAACATAGATACAATTAAAGGAATTTTATAAATAGAAAAAACTCCATTTACACTAAAATACCCATCTATTATATCATCAGGAACATTACTTCTAAAAGTCCTTGTAAAAGTATTGATAGTTTCAGGGTATTTAACTATTGATTTAGTTACAATATCCCTTACACCATCATCTAACCATCCAGAAATTTCATCAGAATAACCTACAGCAGACCCTGCATACTTCTCTATTTCAGTCGTAAAAGTAGCCATTTAACTCCTATATTATAACAGGGGAATTGAAAACAACCCCCCTATTAACCACGGTTACACGATTACGAAGGATCAGCACCAATACCTGAAATACTAAGGTCTCCTTGCCCGCCTGAATTATTCTCGACATAGACAGTAACAGCACCGCCACCACCATCATCTGTCAATTGTAATCCATGAGCGCCTTTAGGAATACTCACAACTCCACCTACAGCTGTTTCAAATAACTGAGCATAAGAACCACCCATACCCTTAGTTGAAACAAGAACATCTTGAGCAGTGCTAATTAAAGCACCTGCACCTGCTAAAGTTATTTCATCAACAGCATCAGAAAGTAAGGTTTGAGTATATTTAGTGTATCCACCTGATTTTGATTTAGTCCAAGCCATAACGACCCCCTTAACTAAATTTTAATAATGCGTGAGTCTCAGGCAAACTAATCTCTAAACCTGCTTCAGTTGTAATCATATCTTTTCTTCCATCAACATCATTATCTTGAACATTTGTTTTGATAAATGTGTCTCTGTTTAATCCATTACCAACTAAAGGTCTATATGCTAAGTTCTTCATATCAAGAGCAATGCAATAATCTTCATACATTCCTCTAAATAAAGGCTCTGCAACAAAATGTAAGTTACCAAAGATAGTATCTACTTTAGTCACATTATGCCCAAACTTACCAGGAATATTAGCCACATCAAGTTTATATTGAGATGAACCAACAGTATTATTTATAAATCCACTATTACCTAATTTATTCAAGAATGAAATTACTTTTCGTGAAGCCAATACTAATTTATTACCACTATTAGCTGATTCATGAGAAAAGAAATCTTCCATTGCTTCTAAGAAAGCATCATAACCTGAACTTGCATAAGTAAAGTTATATATTTTACCATTCTTTTCAGTATAAGGAACAATACCATGAGTGTATCGTAATGGAGCGCCAGAAGCCGATTCATCAGCACTACCTATTCCGAATAAGAAGTTTTGCTCCATATCCATTTTATGTTCCATTAACTTTTCAGTCCAATTACGATTAAACTCATTTTTAATACCTCTATACTCTGTAGCAATAGATGTATTTGAAAATGTTTTAATAGCTGTTTTAAAGATTTGACAATAACCTTCTCTGTCATATAAAGCATCTTCCCAACCATCAGGAGCTTTACTTCCTTCAGCCCATGCACTACCAATAACTTGACCTTCTGCACCTGACGCAAAATCAGTATCAGTATTTGTATCTGAAAGAACTGTTGCACCAGCAGCTGTAATAGTTGTATATCCTGCGGTTGTTCCAGTTACTGCTGTATGTACTATTGTTGCATCTGAAGCAAGTTTTATAGTTGCAACATTACCATCGGTCCCTCTTATAGATATAATTTGACCAGGAAGTATAAAAGTACAAGGTTCATCTAAAGTAGTTGTTTTACCGAACTTATCATAAGCACAATCAAGAACTAAATCAGCTGGAACTGCACTACCTTTTGTATAAGTTGCATTTGTAACAGCTGTAGAAACTTTAAAATTTCGTCTTTGCCATTGATGTCTTTGTTCCATGAACTTAAATACTGGATCTGGAGTGGACTTTTTTGCCACTTTATTTAAATATACAAAGAAGGGTGATTGTTGAGGAGCTAATTCTGCAATTCTGCTCCCAAAATCTAAGGTTCTTCTTGTATCATTAATTGAAACACCTGTTGGGGCATTCCCTGTATCATTTGAATAAGCTGTTGTGTAATCAGCCATAATAATCTCCTACCCTAAAAAGGGTTATTTCTATTCTGCTCTGCTATCATGGAATCCATAATTTGATCAACCTCACTTCGATTTGTCTGTCCTTGAGCTGGCATTACACCCATTGGTGAAGGTATCTGTTGCGCTTGCTGCACCTGATTAAATACAGGTGAAGGTTGCGCCATAGCTTCAGTAGGGGTATTTACACCATACTGTAATTTATACAGCTTTACTAAGTTTGGTATAGTCAAATTCTCTGGGTTGGATGCCCATTGAACGAAATGATCTGAAGAACCTTCTGATTGACCTTCGTTTGTTAAGTTATAATTTGCGCCTACATATTGCTTAATGTCATTCTTTTGATTAGCTTCTTGCACTACAGCTTGTCGTCTTTGCACTTCAGCTTGCTCCTTGGCATTAATAGAATTTATATGCTCATCATACTTAGCTTGTTGAAATTCAATCTTTAAGTTATTATACTGCATCATATCTTGATTCCATCTATCAACTTCATCAAGATAAGCGGCAGACTCACTCTTCGGATCTGAATAAGCTTCTTCACGACTGTACATCCTTGGTTGTTCAGGTCTCTCTGGTGGATCTGGAAAAACTAACTGCTCTTGTTGCTCTGGTACACCCTGCATACTTTTTTGGGTGGCTTGCAACAAATCAGGATTGTTTTTCAAATGTTCTACCATTGGAAGAAACTGTTTAACTCCATTCAACTCATTATTAGCCTTTGCAGCTTGAGATTGCCAGTAATCATATCTTACTTGATCATTATTCTGGGGTTCAGCCTGTTGCTGTTGAGGTTGTTCTGGTGTTACTTGTTGAGGTTGCCCTTCTGCATTCGCAGGTTGTCCTTCTACAGGAGCTGCTGGTGCTTCAGTAAATGCTTCCTCGGTTTGCGTAGTTGGTTCGAACATAGAGCTAAGATCTTCCGTATTAGGGTTGATTGCTTGGGTATCTACTGAACCTACTTCTAAATTTTCCATTATTTACTACCTTTTTTCTTTGGAGAGCCTTTTGAAGGGGTGTCTCCTGATTTAGCTTCAGCATTGGCTAATGCCATCTCTGTCCGAAGCTGTTGTTTAACTGTCGAAAGTGTATCATCGAGTCTTTTCTCGAAAATAACATTCGCTGCCTTACTCTTTTGAGTCTGAGCATCAAGTTTCGACTTAAACTTTTCTGTCTCAATTCTGTTCCTTAAATGCTGAATCTCTCGATCCTTAGTCTGAATGTCTCCGTTCATGTTCTTTATCTGTTCTTGTGCTTGCTGCATTTGACCTTGTAACTGTTGCAACATATCAATTCTTTCAAGAACTCCTTCCATATCGAATACTTCAGTCTTTTTAAGAACTTCATTCCTATCTATAATTCCATTCTTATACGCATCCATGTATAATTCAAGCTCTGCCCACCTATTAGAAGGAAGTGTAGAACCTGCAACTACCATTAAATCATATTTTCCAATCGTAACATCATTAAAGATTTTTATCTCTTTAGTCTTATCATCCACCAATTTCTTGTTAATAACAATTTCTGTAATGCTATTATTAGGCTGAACAACTCTCATAACTTTCTCCTGAGTGTACAATTGCTGCATGAAATTTATAGCTATTATACCTGCTCTTGCAAGTCCTAATTCAATATCACCCATTTTAGACTTCATTTTACGCTGTCCAAACTCGTCTAAAGCAATAGTAGCCTTGTAAGTTTGAGGAGCTGCTGACGCATTACCTTGCATCATTTCGTATAAACCAAGCTGATGATCAATATCTTGCTTCGCACTCATCTCATTTGCCATTAATTCATTCGGAATAGGTGTAGGAGCCACAGTAATAGGCTGACCCATATCAAAATCTACCTCTATTGCTACACCAGGTTGCGCCCACTTCTCTTCAAAAGTAGTCATATCTACACTACCAGTAGGTACTAAGACCTTTGTATTTGTAGATGTAGTCATGTGTGCAATAATCAATGATCTTGTCTTATTAATATATTCCTGTAAACTTTTCACCATTCTTACATCTGAAGTAGGATATGGAGTCCTCGTATGCATATTCATGAAGAATACTATAGGATAATTGTCTGTTGGTAATATTCTCTCATATAAAAGCTTATCACCCATAATAATACACTGCTTAATCTTTACTTCTGGTACTTCAACTACCTTAATAGTACCTAATTTTATTAATTCTCCATTAGTTGTAATAGATTTAGGAAAATCCTTATTTACTGGGAATACTTGACCATCTACTACCGAAACTTCCTTTTTCTTATATATAGAGTATCGAGCTTCGTCTAATTCTAATTCTTTACCACTAAATCGTTCAAATACCATGTATTTAGTCAATGATATCTTACTATATCGCTCATAACCTCTTAAATAAGTATCTTCAGCCTGACCATGCTGACCAGGAAAAGAAGTCTCAAAATTATCAACTCTGTCCGTATTTGGCAGTTCTTGACCCCAATCAGTATCAGAAGAAGCGTTCTTTATCTTAGCCTCATACATCGGATACATCTTATTTGCTTGAGATTTAGAAAATAACCTCGATATAATAATAGATTCTGCATCACCACAAAATCTATCCCTTGAATTAGGATCAATATAAACATCTAAAGGATCAATATCCTTTATCATCACTTCACCCTTACCACGATCAGCATTAGGATCTTGATATACGAGCATACAGCCCATACCAGATACATAATAATCATCAACTACATTCTTTAATACTGCTGCACCATCTGAGTTATCATATACATATTCCAGCATAGTATTGAATACATTAGAAATCTTATTATCACTATCTTCTCTTGCACTACACCTGAAAGAAGGTCTCGAAGAAGTAAGCATAGCTTTAGCTGTCTCTACAGCTGGATGTATCCTATTTACTACAATAGGTGCTTGCCCACGAGCTTCTAAAACTGTTTTCTGTTCAGAAGACCATTGCTTCCCAAGTCTAAACTCACGATCTTCTTGAGCATGTTTCGCCCAAGTCTCTCTCTCCTTCGTATATTTACGAAAAAGCGTGTGAGTTTCTTCTACTACCTTATTACTTTTTGGATATTCCATATATTATATCTTATACATAAATTACTGTGTCATCCAATCAATAATTTTTCGTTTTATCTTTTTAGGCTTATTTACTTCTGAAACACTCTTTATTCTACAAGGATATGCCTTATCTAATGCAAACCATATTGCATCCATTATATCATCATTCCTACCCTTGGGGTAACTTAAAAATTCCTTCTGAGCCTCCAAATCCTGACTCCTGAAGTAAAATTCACCCTTAGCTAATGCAGGAACTAACGATAATAGCCTCTCACTCTTCCTATTCCTTGATTTACAACCCTTTTCTAAACCTGGAATATAAATGTTCTCATCAAGCATCATCTTCTTTACTGAAGCTCTTAATGCCTCCTGATAAGCTACAGTCTCTATCTTTACTCGCCTATGCTTAAATTTCTTATAACAATTAATAATTATGTCTGGCTGCTCTGCTGGATTAAACCTACCCCTAATTATATCCAATATATACTTATTATTAGAAGAATCAATTGCAACAGTAACCATTACAAAGTAATCTGCACGAGCGCTCAAAGAAGAAGCTGGATCTACACCTGCATATAACTCTACAGGCACTATCTCCTTACCTGAACCTGTCTCTTTAACCAAACAAGGCTGTCCGTCTATCCTCTCAAAATCATACGAATGCAACTTGATATACTCTGGTTTAAAGGGTGCAGAGTCTGGAGATTGAGCTATATTCATGTATTCTTGGTAAAATCCATTAATATTACCTACAGTCCTATACTCCTCCTCTATTGTTCGGATTCTCGACTTAGGAAAACGCTCCTTCCATATACTCTCACCATCATCATCCACTATCGCATACCATAATACATTCCATGCTGGTGATTCCTTTGCCCAACATAAAAAACAATCCTCTGAAATAACAGTACCAATCATAACTATCTTACCATCGTCTGCTAATGAAGGAATAACGGCTTCTGTCATCCATTTACGGTTCTTTGCACGAGCTTCATTCGTGTAAGCATTCAATTCTGACTCAAAATCATCCACTATTATGTCCGTAGGGCGAGTATCACCCTCTAAAAATCCCCTAACCCTTTGTCCTGTACCTACAGCAACAATACGAGTACCATTTGCAAGAACAACATCAGTAGTTGTCCATCTCTTTGCCGTATTTGGTCCCATATCGCCAAATAACATCTTAAATCTCGTACTATTCGTCAAATGATACTTAATACGACTCAAAAAGTTGATAGATTGAGCCTGAGATTCCGATATTATCACTATAAATATCTCATCCTCATCAGTCTTAAAGGCAGATCGCCATAATGGGTACACTAATGTACTTACTGTACTCTTTGCAGTACCCCGAGGAGCTGCTATCAATACACGCTTCTTACCAACATCCTGCAAATGCCTGTAAATAGATGAATGAAATGGAGGTGTCTCCTTCTTAAAAGCTGTCGGCATAGTGGTTCTACCAAATAAACCCATGTCACTCTTCAGTTTACGCAATGCCTGTAACTGCTCATACTTCTCTTCGTAATCTAATGTACCACTAATCAACCTCTATAGACTCCACCTTAGCCTCAATTGCCTTAACATCACCATTTATCTCCTTCAATAAATCTTTCGTCTCTATCGCTGTTACCTGTGCTGTAGTCTTTATAACCTGCTTGTCTCGCATCCCCAACATATCTTGCATATTCTCTATACCTCGCATGAAATTACTTACATCCTTCTTAGTCTTTGCCATCTCCATAGCCTCCTGCAAACTACCTATAATACTACCCTCCGTTATACCATAATCCGATAATAACTTCGACAACTCTTCTCTTAACATACTTTTAAACCTTTCTGTACGCACTATCCTGCGCATCTTTGTCTTCTTTACCTTACTTATATCCTCGCCAAACACTAAACGTATAGCCTCATGCTCATTCATCGTCTGGGCATAAGACATCACTAAATTCCTATACCAACTCGTTCGAGACTCACTCTCCGCAACACTTACACCATCATGAGTATATGCACTCTCTCGCTTACGACAATTGAACTGAGGGACTGACTTACCCACAAACCAAAACTTATAACCCAAAGGAGTACGAATATAATTACTCCTACGACCATCCTCCTTCAAATATAAAGACTTACGGATCACCTCACTTATCATACCATCATCACTAATACATAAATCACCCTCATCTGCCTCAGACCAATGAACATAATCAACTTCAGGATCTTCCTCTAAAAAATATATCGGATATTTACGGACTCCCGACTTATGTTTTATCGTAACATTATACATTTAATACCTTTTTTAACCACCATAATATAAAAAATATTATATAAAAAAAATTATCAAAAAAAAATTCTAAAAAAAATTCTAAAAATTTTCGGTAGAATCTGATTGAGAGATACACATTCAACGGCACTGGGTCAACTTAAGGTTGATACCCCCCCAGTACTCGTTGAAACTTTTTCCCCTTCTGGTCACCCTGCTTGCAGGGTTAATTATAATTAATATAAGGAGAACACTATGAAAGAAATAATAACAATGCTACTATCTTTCAGACCATTTCTGTCAAAGAAAGGGTCTTTAATATTTCGAGTCCCAGAGGGAACTACGAAAGATCAATTCGGAGACCGAATTGACGAAATACTTTCACCATTAGGTGAAACATGTTACCGCGTACCAGACGCGGATATCCTCAGTGTTAAAAACATCTCTGCATCCGCAGAAGATATTTTTAACACTTTGGAGGGCGTAACCTCCAAAGAAGAAAATAACGATTTTCTGAAGGGATTAAATTCAGAAATCGTATTTTAACCTTAAAACCTTAAAGAGATACATTAACTTGTATCTCTTTTTTAATATTAACGAAAACAGGGCAGTCAGAATTTTCTGATTGCCTTGTCCGTCTTAGAGTATCTGGGCGGTTATAAAAGGGTACTAAAAGAGCTGAACATCTCGTTAAACTGTTCCTCCATCCTTGCTGGAGAAGTTAAATATTGCAAGGTTTCTTAGTAAGTGATACACACTAAGAGTAAAAATTAAATTAGTATCTAAGCTACATATCTGAGGATGTATGTAGTGGATTAAAGCGCCCTGGTAACAGGGAGAAAATGCATAAATATCCTTACGACCTCAGCAAGTCATTAAACTGCTGACCCCCGTGGTTCACGGGAAAGTTTCTTAACGCTGAAATATGCGGTCTGAGCTCAGATATGAAACAGAACAAGATAGTTAACCTATGAGAATAGGTATGGAATTAATAACTATCACGGTAATGTGCCAGCATTACCACAAATTTACTTTTACATTTTGTTATAACTATGTTAATCTATAGCATGGTACGGACTTGATACATATATAGAATATAAGGAATTATGTATATGAATCAAGTCTTTTTTTCGGGGTTACAGTTAGGTTAGTCAACGATTGTTGAAAATGTTGATAACTGAATTGCTAATCCTAAATTAGAAAGGAGGTAAAAATGAATGAAGTTTTAGAGCATCTTAGAAGAATAAAGTTTCTCTTAAAGAGCGGTCTTTATTCTAAAGATAAACTAAAAAGTATGAGTCCTGAAGAAATAAAGGATCTATATGAT